GATTGGTTAGCAAGTCATACACACAGTGATCCGTGGGTAACCACAGGAACACCGACTCAACAAGGTTCATTGGCAGCTTTAAGAGCAAGAGCACCAACTTTATTGAGTGAACGAATATTTATATCTGGATAGAAAGGTTACAAAAATGAAAAAAAACGATCTAATAAAATTAATAAGAAGTGCAGTAAGAGCAGAACTCAACGAGTGCTTACCAAAAATGTTATCTGAAATAGTAAGCACACAAGCACCTACCAAGAAAACTAAATCTGATCCACTTGAACTCACAAAAAGTGTTTTAGAGAACGTACAAACTGAAGAAGTTAAACCAACTAAACCACAAAAAATCTTCAGTAAAAACGAAGCACTAAATCGTGTTTTAAATGAAACGGTGGGTGGGATACCAGCAGAGGGTTCTAAGGTTGGAAACGGAAATACCATGACCGACTTACAAGGAAACCAAGTAGATGTAGAAGCACTACCAGATCATTTATCAAATGCGTTAACTAGAAATTATAGTGATGTATTAAAATTGGTTGATAAAAAACGAGGTAAAGTTTAATGAATAGTGATGTTCCATTGGGTATTAAAATTCCTTATGCAAGAGGTCAAAGAGGTTTCTTTGATCAAACTTATTCTGATATAGAAAGAGCACATACTAATTTAAAAATGTTGCTAATGACTGCAAAAGGAGAACGACCAATGATGCCAACATACGGAAGTGATTTAAGAAGTTTGTTGTTTAATCCTGCGGAAACTGAATATGATGAACTTTTAAAAGAAGCAGTATATGATGCAACCGAAAAGTGGATGCCAGAGGTAGTTATAAGAGATGTAGAAGTGGAACGGGACTTATCAAGTGCACCAAACACCGCAATTCTTAAAATTAAATTTTCAATAAACTCAATACCAGACTCATACGAAATAATGGAACTAGAGGTAGCATAATGGCAAGTGAACTATACAAATCAGCATCGGCTGGGAAAAAAGATATTAAGTACACAGGAAAGGATTTTAATTCTTTTAGAAAAAACTTAGTTGAATACGCAAAATCTTACTATTCTTCTAGTTATCGTGATTTTAGTGAGAATTCTACTGGTATGATGTTTATAGAACTTGCTAGTTATGTAGGTGATGTTTTATCTTATTATATTGACCACCAATTCAAGGAAGGTTTTTTACAATACTCGTCCGAGAGAAAAAACATTATAAGTTTAGCAAATTACTTAGGATACAAAATAAGAACATCTGTATCAGCAACAACAGAATTGGAAGTGTTTCAACTTGTTCCTTCTAAAATAGGATTTAGTGGAAAAATGGAACCTGATTTTAAATATGCTCTAAACATCCAAGAGGGAATGGAAATTTCTTCAAGTGATGGAAATTCCCCATCATTTAGAACATTAAGTCAAATAAACTTTAATGAAGACAAAAAAGACTCAATGCGTGAGGTAAGTGTATATGAACGTGATTCAATCGGACAACCGACCTTTTATTTATTAAAGAAACGATGCTTGGCAAGTGCCGGAACTCTGATGACAAAAACAATAAGTGTGGGTGAACCAACTGAGTTTTTTGAAGTGTTGCTACCTGAAACAAATGTAATAGAAATTCTTTCAGTAGAAGATTCTTCCGGAAACAAATATTATGAAGTTCCATATTTAGCACAAGATACAATTCCGATAGAAGAATCGAATGATTACAAAAATAATCCTTTGTACGCAAAGTATTCCGACTCCGTTCCATATATTCTCAAATATATAAAAACTTCAAGAAGATTTACAACAATAGTAAATGCTGATAATACAACTACATTGGAGTTCGGTGCGGGTAGTGATAAATTTGATGATGAAATTATAATTCCAAATTTAAATAATTTAGGTAAAACTATGAATTCTGCAAAAAGTTTAGAAAGTGGAATTGATCCTAGTAATTTCCTTAAATCAAATAGTTATGGAACTGCACCTGCAAATACAAGATTGACTATTAAGTATTACATTGGTGGTGGGATTTCTTCTAATGTAGGAGCAAATACTCTTAATACGATTCAAAGTATAAAGTTTCAAGAAACAACAGAATATTTAGATCCTGCTGATCAAGCATCGGTTGACACAATTAAATCAAGTGTGCAAGTAAACAATCCACTTCCTGCAACAGGAGGAAAATCTGCCGAGACTGACGAAGAAATACGACAAAATGGTTTAGCATCATTTTCTACACAACACCGTGCGGTTACACGAGATGACTATGTAATTCGTGCTATGTCCATGCCACCTAAGTTTGGAAGCATCGCAAAAGCATATGTTTCCAAGGACGGAATATTAGATACGAAAAGTCAAACAAACATATTCAAAGATGCATTTAATGACGAAGTAAAGGTATCACCAAATGGAATGAATATTGTATATGGAGAATTAAATAACCCACTTGCAATCAATCTTTATGTTTTATCATATGATAAAAACAACCATTTAATAAGACCCAACGAACTAATTTTAAAAAATTTAAAAACTTATTTAGGTAAATACAGAATACTAACAGATGGAATTAATATAACAAATGCGTTTATAATAAACTTCGGAATAAACTTTGAAGTATCTGTTTTTGAGAATTTTAATAAAAAAGAAATTTTAATAAATTGTATTAACGAATTATCAGGTATGTTTACAACTGACAAAATTTCAATAATGCAACCAATAGAAATGGGTGAGATAGAACTAAAACTATCTAAAGTGTCTGGGGTTAGATCGGTACTAGATGTACAAGTAAAAAACCTTACAACAGAAGATGGAGATTACTCCGAAAATGAATATGATATAGAAGCAGCCACCATTGGTAAAACCATATATCCATCAATGGACCCTTCAATATTTGAATTAAAATTTCCAGAAAAGGATATAGTTGGAAGGATAATGTAATGATAAAATTTATTTACCCAGTTGCAAATTGCACATTGTATAGTAACTACGAAATATTAAATACAGGTGCAGACGAAATTATTGAAATTGCATCCGAATTTACTCCAAGTTCCGGACCTATGGTAGCAAGAACTTTGATAAAATTTTCTGATGAAGATATTTTTACAAACTATAAAGAAACAAATTCATATATTCTTAATTTAAAAGTTGTAAAAAGCATAGAATTATCAGAAACTTCAGAACTAGAAGTGTTTCCTGTAACACAAGAATGGGATGCGGGTGTCGGTAGATTTGCTGATAAAGAAACAACCTATCCGGGAGCATCGTGGTTATACAGAAATGAAAAAAATCAACCTTGGGACGGTGGTCAAAATCAAGTAGAGTTTGATCAAGGTGGTGGTTCTTGGTTCTATAAATACTATGACACAGAACTTGAAATAGAGTCTGAATTAAACATGACCTACTCTTTTAACAAAGTATCATCTGATGTAAAGATTGATATCACCAAACTTGTAAATTTTTGGAATGCAAATGCAATTGAAAATAATGGAATGATATTAAAATTTAAGGATGACAAAAGCAAAAGAAACGGAAATGTTAAATTTTTCTCACAAAATACAAACACAATATATCGTCCTTATATAGAGATTGGAATTGATGACTATAAGTTTAGTCCTTTTGTATATAAAACAAAAAATGTGTCGGGTTCTTTGAGCACCGGATCACTAGAAACGGGATCACTAGAAACAGGATCACTTGAATCAAGTTCATTGGAATCTGGTTCTATAAAAATAAAATCACTACCAACTGATATCGAAGAAGTAAAAACCAATGAAATAAATGTATTTGTAGAAAATGTAAATGAAACTTATTCTAAATCTGATATACATAAAATAATCGTGGGTGTCCGTGAAAAGTATCCAAAGAAAAAATTTACAAATAGAATGAGATACACAAGTAAAAATATTACTACAAAAAACATTTCATTTTCAGTATTAGATGCTGAAACGGAAGAAGTAATTATAGATCATTCTGAATATACAAAAATTTCATGTGACAAAAACGGACATTATTTTAAATTTAATTTTAGTTGCTTATCAAGAGGTCGTATGTACAAATTTGTTTTACAACTGAATGATGATGGATTTAGAGTAAAATATGATGACACTAGAACATTTATGGTAATAAGTTAATATGAGTGACGCAAGAAACATACCTGAGTATTTAAAAAACGAAGAATTTAATCAAGAAGAATTGATTGGAGTTTTTAAAGGTGACATCCAAATAAACGAAAATATAGATGACACCGGAAATCAAATTATTGACATGAATCGTGATGACCTAGTTAATAATGTTTCAATTATATCTCAAAGTAGAACTGAATATTCAAGTGATAAAATAGAACAATCATATGAAACAAATTTTAGTGAACTATTAAACGAAAGTGAAATAAAAGAAAACATTATGATTGAGGATGACATTAAGCAACTCAGTGAAGATCAACTAAAACGAGAAGCAGTTCTTGAAAATCAACTAGATGAACTCTCAAAGGTTCTTGAAAGAGAGTCGCAGAAAAACATAAAGATGCAGGAAGATGCGGAACAAAACTATAAAGCAATGAAGTCTGTAATTGTAGAACAACGAATAAAAAACGGAGAAGGAAAGTCTGAATCAGACTTTAAAGACTCGTTTCCGTTTCTTCCTAAAAATTCATCCAACGCAAAAGACGATACTTCGTTCAATCCATCACCATATGCAATAGATCCTACATAATATAAAAACAAAGGGTTATGACAAAGATTTTACAACATACATTTGCTTCATCGGCAGATAATGAAAATAATATACTAAGACATATTAGTTTAAGTTCGGACGACTTTAATAAAATTAAAGAATCCGAATCAAGTGGTGATTTGTTTGGGGTAAATTCAAAAGATGTTATAGAGTTTTCTGCATTTACTCAATCAAATGAACTTGTTGGTTGGAAAACTATTGAGCAAACACCGAGTTACGCAACAAAAAATATTACGTATTTAAATACAACCGGTGAACTAGAAAATAAAACAATTTCTTACTTACAATCGTTGTATCCAAAAACAAAAAATGGAGAAGTAATAATTTCACCTAAACATGAACTCGGTCTACTTGGAATAGAACAGGGTGAGTATAAAATACGAATTTCTTACAAAAATGATATAGTCGGTTCGTTCGATAATCCATATAAATTTGAGATAAAAGAAATATCTAGTTCACGAACGGAGATAAAAGCAGTAGCACAATCTTTTAAAAATTCAGTAAACCCGAATCAAGTTTCTTTAAATTTTGAATACTCAAACTTTATTAATAGACGAATTGTAGTAGCACATATACTTGAAAAAACTAAAGATTTACTTTTAACAAAATCATTCAAAGACGAACTTGAAACAAAAGAATTTTCAGCAAAAACATCTGACTATGAATTGTATATTGAAAAAACCAAAAAAGCATTTTCTTTGAGTGAACTTGAGATTCTAACAGAACTTGA